ACCGAGTGCGGCTTTGATTAGAAAGTCTGAGTGGGTGGCTCAACCGTAACCGTTGTTTATTGGTTTTGCGTTACCGAATGTGCCAGCATCACGCCACCCACACGACTTCAAAATATAATGCCCACCAGCGCCATCAAGCCAGCGCCGCTGATGAAGCCAAAGATGGCTCCGATCAGGCCCGCTGCGTTTATCATGCGCTCAAGCTCTTTGTCAGTCATCTAAACTCTCCGATAATTTCATGTGATGCTTATTAGCGTAGGTGTGAATTCGGTGACAATTTGAACATAAAATATGACACCTTTCGATCTCAGCTTTTATATTCTTTATTACCCCCTTCTTAACAAGCTGAGACACAGTTTTGACTTTTTGGGACGGGTCAATGTGGTTAAATTCAAGTGCAACTGGATGTTCATTAAATCCACAACGACTACAACCCTTGTTCATCTTGTAATTATCCACATATGCCTTGGCCAACGCCACTCTGACCACCTCCAATTGCCTAGTGCGCGTTCTCATCACTCGTCATCCTCAAAACAGTTATTCAGCGGCTGAATGGGTTGCTTGCTAAAGACCCAGCGCCACTGACGTTTCGTGCATCCCTCCACCTCGACCAGGTCGCGCACGCGGTAGATCTTATCCGCTTCCCACATCTTCTTGAGATAGCTTGACGTGCGCGGCACGCTCTCGCCCAGCAGCTCCGCGGCCTCAGAGGCCGTAATGCGCTGGTCATGCTTTATAAGAGAGAACAGGCGATTGACCTGGTTGATGCTGTGCTGCCTGCTCTTCTCCGCCGCTATCAGCATGGACGGAGCTTGCGTGGTCGGCCTGCGCGGGCCAGCCGGCAGCGGGTCGCGCTTGCCGTTTCGGTAGTGCATCTGCTCGAACTCCCAGATGCAGTGCGCGTATGTGATCTCGTAGCGCTCGTGCTTATCCGTCACACCCTCCAGCTTGAGCCTCAGTCGCTCGGCTGCGTCTTTTGCATCTCGCGCTTTAGTACGTCGAGCAACGCTTGCTGCTCTTCCAGCCGCTGCTTCAAGTTTGGCCGCATCGCCGTCTTCGCCTCCGTCAGCATTATGCTGTTGATCCGCTCTAGCCTTTTTATAATAATCTGAGTTTGGTCCGTATTCACGTTTCTTCCTTTCCAGGGTGATATTCATTGTGGTGCATATGCGGTGTATCGTTGAGCGCGACACATGTAGAAGCTCGGCAACGTCGGCTTGCGACATGCCCTGCTGTGCGCAGTCAAGAACGTGGCGGGTCAGCGCCTCTGGATCGTATTTCATTCGTCTTCCTCCTCCTCGTCGAATGGCGGGATCTCGCCCATGCCGCCGCACTCGGGGCATGGCACTGTCTCCATGATGATTTCGCCGATGTCTCGGCCTGCGTTGTGCGGGTATGCGAACCCCTGCTCCACGGTGCCCTCTCCGTGGCACTCAGCGCACGCTATGAGCTTCGGTAGGATGCTGTCCAGGACCAGGCTCATGTCGCGCCCTCCTTATCCTCTGTGGCCAGCTCAGCGGCGCAGGCGGCGTATCCGGCCGCGTCTATGTAGTTGTCGGCGTGCCTCGAGTTTGACTTGGCTCTCGCCGCCTTGAGCAGCATCATCATGGTGCCTACGTCGTGCGGTAGAACCTCGACGCCAAGGTGGACGCTCCAATAAATGGCGATGGTCTTGAAGTTGTCCTCCATGTCGCCGTGGTCGGACGCCCGGTCCTTGGTTACATATTCCTTGGCCGTGTCTAAGACTTCGGCGCGAGTTAGCTTAACCATGTGTGGTCTCCCAGTGTGTTGGACGCGCCTTCGGGCGCATTGGTTCGTCTGAAATATTAGCGGCTACTGTGCAGGCGATCAACAGCCCGCACAGTGACGTCCAGATGACGAGGATCGCCCAGTCTTGCTTCGTTGGCATCATGTTATGCTCTCCCGGTGGGTGGGGGCCGTAGCCCCCGTGTTGATTAGATTTTTTCGGATTTTAATATACCTGACTTGCAGGCTTCGCGGTTCCAATCGGTGGTTCCGACAACTTCCCACCACCATTCTGTTTGCGCCTCTGGATGACCCCCATGCCAAACAGTGTAATACTCGCCTGTGCAGAAACAGATTGCGCCAACGCCAAAATCTTCTGCCTTAATCGCGTGTTCTTTGCCTTCCACGATATTGGTGGCGCCTCTGTGCCAAGTCCACTTGGTGCCAGCTTTGCCGCCAGCAACAGGATCAACATTTTGAGGATTGGCCAGCTCCACTTTGAACGTGCTGCCATTTTTCTCGACGAGCGAGCCGCCAGTAGAATTGGCAATTGTGATGTCGCCAAGCAAGTCGCCCTTGGTGCCGTTTGTGAAATCAAATACTTTCATATCCGTGTCTTCCTTGTTCCTGTCTATATTGTTAACATAGGGGTAACACACACCCCTTGCAAGCACAAAATGTTCACAAAGCGAAAAAAATGTTATAGGGTGCCAGGGTGACATTCATGGAGGATCACATGCTCGACGATCAAACGAAAGAACTGGTGCGCAATCTCAACAATCCGCACCGCGTGACAAACATCATGGCGCTGTTCAAATTCTGCGAACAGGCGGCCACGATCATACAGGAGCAGTCGGCTCAGCTGCACCAGCTGGCGGCGGACACGTTGAAGGCGCAGCCCGCTAAGACTGCGCCTAAAAAAGCTGCCAAGAAGTAGCGTTTAGCGGGGTATGCTGAGCAGTCCGCCTGATTGGCGTGCCCCCGACCGCAGCGCATCCAATAGCATTTGCGTTGTAGCGCTATCTTGCGTTGGCATGAGTAGGCTCTGCATAGGCGCAGAGGTTATCGCCTTACGTCCAGCCGCCGGGATCGCTGCGCCAGCTGCGCCGCCAATCATCATGGCTGGCACAGGGTCCATACCCATCTGCGTCGCTGCGTATGCTCCGCCGCCCGCGCCAAGAATACCGCCTCCGCCTGCAATGCTTCGACGCCCACCCGCTTGCACGGCTGGCATGGAGCTAACGACCTCTTCCGCTGCGCGCCCAAGATTGGCGAGCTCAGATCCCGTGCCAAGAATGTAGCGGTCGCCCTCGCGGCTACGCAGGGCGCCAGAGAGCATTGCCGGGGAGATATAACCTCCAGCGCTGTCAGACCCGCGCGTCTTTAGTGCGCGCATAGTGGTCAGATAGTTTCTATATTGCTCTCTGGCCTCCATAAGCTCCGGGACCAGCTTTGGTTGCGTGCGCCGGACACTCTCAATCATAAAGTCGTCAACCACGCCGTTCATCTTAAACGCGCTTTCGTAAATCAGCGGATCGTTAGTGCCGTTCATTACCTTGCGAAGGCGGGAGCGCATATTTTGCAGTTTTTTGTTGGATATTGTTTTGCTGCCTGCCGCTGCATTCAGAAACTCGTCGTTTATGTCAACGAGAAACGGCGGGATGTCCCCAGTCGCCGAAGAGCCCATATGCTCCTCGATGATGCTGTTGGCTTTTATTGCGGTTTCCGTGCTTGGCACGTCGTCCACAACATTGTCAGCTCGATCAAACACTTTGCCGAGGCGACTTTTTACGTCACGCATCGCCGCCGGGGTTGCCAGCTCGCTGTCTGACCCCATTGTCCGCATGGTTGCGGTGGTCAAGGTTTTCTTTGTTTCCAGCGGCACTTCCACGCTGCCTTCGAGGGACATGAGCCGTGGAGATCCTGCCTTCAAGCCAGTGGTCATGGACACACCAGCATCCTCAAGCGTCTGCACAGCCTCACCTCTGGCGGTTCCGGGCTGCGTCAAGCGCGCCTCTGGGCCAAGCAAAGCTCTCTGCGTGCCTTGGCGCAGTGCGCTAGTCGCTAATGGCGTTCCAAGAGCTGCGGCTAATCTCGCCGGCCCTTCCATTTCTGTACCCTCAGTCATCTGGCCGGCTGTCTCACTGGCCAAGGCTGGAAACAGGGTGGTCAGGGCTGATCGAGCAGGCGCAGCGGCGAGCTGTAAGCCAGTCTTAACTGGGTAGCCAACCGGCATAACTGCTCCGCCGCCGGCAAACTCTGATACGGTTCTTGCGAATTTTCCTTCGGTAGTTGTGGGCTGGTAGTCCAGAGTATCGCCAAACTGTGATCTAGCGGCGTCCATGACTGAAGTCTTGTAGTCCACAGGTGGAATTTCGCCAGTCTGCAACGCCTCGGCGCCAAAGCCAACAAGGCGACTTAGCATGGGAATTGGGCCTCCCTGGGCCAGATCCAGCACGTTGCGCCCTAAGTCTAATGCGCCGGCAGCGCCGCGGATCGCGCCAGATTTTGCGGCCGCTCGAACGTCCTCGCCTCTGGTTACTTGAGCTTCCTCGACGCCCTCTTGGTACATCTGTAAGAGCCTGTCGCGGTCAGCATCGCCCTGGACAGTGCCCAGAGCATCCATTTCTTGCGCTTTGGTGAGTATGTCATTCAGCTCTTGTTCAGTCATCCTAGGCCCATCCGTTTCTTGAATTCTTCAAGTGTCTCGCCCTCACGCTGTGTTCCTGACGGGACCACTGGACCCGCGTTTTCGGTCCACGCTGGCTTGCCTCCTCCGAATATTCTGTTTAGCCCATCAAGCGCCCTTTGCCCATTAGGGTTTCCAGAGGCCGCCTGCTCTTCGGCGTCTCTATACGCATCAGCGATCAAGTTTTGATACTTTGTCTGAATACGCTTCAAGGCTCTTTTGGATGTCTGCGGCCCCTTAGACAGATCAAGCTGGGTTAATTCAGTTTCCAGCGCGGTAAATTCTGTTGCATTAAGTGCACCCATTGTCGCGCCTGTTGCCTTCAGGTCTTTCAGCGCTTGGAGCGCAAGATTGGACCTCAAGGTAGTGGCTAAGCCTTCAGCAATATTCGCGCCAGTGCCGGGGAAGTAGCTAAGGAGTGAACCCATTATGCCTGTGGTTAGAGTTGGATCTTCGTCAATCATATTGATTAAAGCATTAACGTCTTCAAGCTGAGTGGCTGCTTGAGAGGAGCTGCTTACTGCGCCCTCGGTTGCCTGCATCTGATCCTGTATCTGCTTAACCTGCAACGCGATTGCCGGCGCCAGCTGCGGGTTCGTCAGCGCAATGTTGAGAAGCTGCTGGATGCGTGCCTGCGGATCTTGACCCGCCCCGCCGGTGCCAATAAGCCCTTGCAGCATCTGCCGCTGAGCCTGCGCCGCCGTCGCCTTGCGCTGGATGTCGGCCTGCTCGTTGAAGCGGCCGAGCAATGCTTCCACCTTTCCGCCTTGCAGCCCCTGCAAGGCTCTGCCCGCGTCGGAAAGCCCGGCAAAGGCTAACATGCGGCGCTGGTCCTTTGACATACTTTCGTATGAAAAAGGCTGCGCCGGCTTTTGCGCGTCCAACATTTGTTGGAGCAGCGCCATGTTGTCGTTTGCAGGCGCAGTGACGGGTGTAGCGGCAGGCGGAGTGACGGGTGTAGCGGCAGGCGCAGTGACGGGCGCCGGATCGACCGCTGCTGGCTGAATGCCTAATACCTCGAGCTCAGCTGGGTAAGCCTCTGTGCCTGGAGCGACGCCGTTCATGTCCTTGTTCAAGGCCACCAACTTGTCGATGTCTTCTTGCGTTAATAGGTAAGGTTCCATGTCTATGCCCCGTATCCAAATCCAGTGCCTACGTCCCCAACGCCAGAGAGCACCTGCCCAACCGCCTTCAACCCGCCAAACGGATCGCGCATCGTCGTCGTGCCAAGTCCAGCCGGAACGCCGGTACTCGCCGCCAAAAGCGCGTTAAGCTGCGACAGCGGATACGCCTGCTGCTCCTGGAACATTGCGTAGTCCGATTGCAACTGAGCCT